TTAGGTTCTGCATCACCGGGGTATCAGACGCCCCAGCTAGTGAGGACAGTGCCACGCCACGAGAAGTCAGCGGAGAACCAGAAGTACTCCAGTAGTACAGCGGTCCACCCTTGGGACCAAAGATCAAGTCTTGACCAAAGTTCTGCGCATTCCATATGCGTATGGCGCTAGTAGACGTTGAGCCTGTGCCCCACCCACCAGAGCCCCAGAAGCCCGCACCCCATCCGTAGAGTGGAATGCTGGTTGCATAGCCCACTGGGACTTCATACGCCCCGACAGTTAACGTACCGCCGTTTCCGCTATCAGAAGCATTTGCCGTTGCCGTGGCTGTAATGGTGTAAGTGTTTGCGGTAGGTGTAGTAATAATCTGGTAGTTCTGGTTTAAAACAGCGGCAGTGATGTTGCCACCAACACCAAGATCTACAGCCCCCGAAAAAGTAACAAAGTCGCCAACACTAGAACCAAACGCAGTGTCAGTAACCGTGATAGTCGCTGACCCATTTGTTGCTGCAAACGTTACATCCCCGGCAGCAGTCGTTGCCCGGATAGGGGTGATGTCGTTGTATACCAACCCCGATTCAATGTAGTACTTGAGGTTAGTACCGACACCAAGGTAAGGAAACGCGCTGTTAGTCGTCCAAGGCCACAAAGACCGAGCAACGCCCAGGTACGTAGCGCTAGGCGTTACAGGTGCCCAGCCGCCAATCTTCTCAGGAGTGCCTTGACGAAAACGAATCTTGTCGCAGTCGTACCAGCCGCCTTCATTGGTGTAGCGCGTATTTTCTCTATTGACCCCAGGCTTTAGGGTAATCTTCTTGAGCGGCATGGGGTGTCCTTAGAAGGTTCCACCGGCAGGGGCTGACAAAGCATTGACCACATTTGTTGCATCACAATACAGGACAACACTGCGTCCGTTAGGAACAAGAATGCCTGTACCCGCAGAAGTCTTTAGGGTCACAGCAAACCCACCAGTTGTAGAGTTTGTGATGAAGTACAGCTTAGAAACGGTTGGACAGACTACGTTTCTATCAGCGGTTAGGGTGCCCGTGATAGCAAGAAACATCTTCCGGGCTTCGTCTGCCGTTCCGTTTACAGATGTAAGCGTGTAGTTGGCCGTATTGTCATGGACTACAGTCGCTGTACCTGCAACAGAAGCGTCTACTAAAGACGTAATGCCGTTGTTAACTACCGTACCCCAGTTGGTGTCGCCATCTGCAGGCAGAGTAAGTTTAAGACTTGTGGTATAGCTTGCTGGCATTTCTGTTCCTAAGCGGCAATACTTTGCCAATTGGGGGTCTGATTGTTGGGGATCAGCCCCCAAACTAAAGCTTGGCCGATCCGTCCATAACCTGTAACCCCTGTTGGATAAACAGTAGCGTCACCAACTAGTGAGACAGTCCCAATATAGCCAGTAGCCGATACTCCAGTAGCAGCAACAATAATGTTAAGAAGGACAGTTACGTCACCGATACTACCAACGGCTTCAACGCCAGTAACGACAACTGTAACTTGCCCTTCTTGGAAAGCGCTTTCTTGAAATGCATTTGCTTGGAAAGCGTTAGCCACTTTGCTACCTTACGTTGGCTTAGGGACGTTCGGCGGGTTGCACTGGGTCAGTCAGGATTGCCGTAGCGCGGGCTTGGGTCAGCAGCGTTTTGGTTACCAGCATGTCAACACCGGAGACTGTGCGAGCGTCGTCAAGATTGATCGTAGTAGCCGCGCTAAACCGTGCGTACCACCCTTCGACTTCAGGGTCAGTCTTTGCCGCAGTCAGGATGCCCACAAACTCCGGGTCCGTGAACCGGGTGATCATCGCAATCTTGGTGATGATGTTGGGTTCTGGGACAACGGGCGGTGGCGGTGGCGTGACATCAAGGTAATGACCGGGGTAGTTAGCTTCCACAAAATCTGGATCAGCCGAAATCCTGTTGATCACAGCGCCGGTATTGTCAAATATTTCGTAGATCATATATGCCTTATTTGAAATAGATTGACATTAGCACTGGAAGTAAACCAGCACTAGACCATTACCACCACCGCCATGTGTAACACCACTACGTGTGGTTGTACCAGTAGCAAGCCCGCCACCCCCACCCCCAATGCCGCCGAAGCCTTGCAGTGCAGTGGTGTTAATACCAGCGCCAGAGTCACACGAAGTACCGCCGCCGCCGCCAAACCAAATGCTATTACCCCCCCACAAGTAACCCCCATTAACCCCTGCGCCACCACCACCACCACCAGTGGTGCTATCACCGGCCACAGTTCCACCAGTGTTTGTGCCAGCGCCGCCGGGCGCTAGGGGGGTTATTGCCCCAGGCATACCCGCAACAATCGCGGTACTGTAAGGATGAAGATAGGGAGTTGTAGATTCAACGTAAGACCCATATGTGCCGTATATGCCAGCACCGCCAACAGAAGTTCCAGAAATAATGCTAGCGGATGCGCCCATTGAACCACCACCTCCCGTTCCAGCATTGTTGGTGGAGCCCGAAATAGAACCACTTGACCCACCAACACCAGCCCCACCTGTTGCGACCATACCCACAGTCCCAGTAATACCCCCTGCGGAGTAGGTAACGCCCCTCCAAGCTACCGCACCCCCTCCCGTTGCTGCTGGTCTGGTCGTAGAAGCAATAGATCCACCGGAGCCCCCCGTAAAGTTAAACGTGCCGCCAGTAGCAACGCCCCCAGCCCCACCCGTCAATGCTACGGCAGAGAGAGTCTGTGTCCCCCCACCGCCGCCACTAGCTTGTAGATAAATTCCTGGGCCAGATACACTAGTATTGCCTCCGGCAGTTCCGTTTGCAGTAGTTTGAGCAGTAGTGCTACTTGGTGTCCCACCCGCGCCTATAGTAATAGTGTAAACGGCTCCGGCAACAACGGCTATATTTTTTATAGCAAGACCTCCCGCTCCACCACCGGATGCTGCGTTTCTAGTATCGTACGCCGTGTTATATCTTGCACCACCAGAGCCCCCGGCACCCACTGCGTAAAAAGTAACAACACCAGATACTGGAGCCGTCCATGTTCCAGATGTTGAATACGGCACATACGATTGGCTTGGGTATATAGGTAACGTTTTATTTTGCGGGGTTACGTTACCCACCCCAACAAGTACACCTTGGTTCATCAGAAGTCTCCTGCGCGGGTCACAATGATGTTAAACGTCTCGCCGATTTGAGTACTTGCCCGCAGAGAGTACCCTGTCTTAAGCACAATGGCTTGGCTCAGTAGGGTGTTGCTCCAAACTTGTACCGTAGTGCTTGGCGTAACAGCAGCTACCAAAGTTTCCGACAGCAGGCGAGCGTTAGTGCCGTCATGGACAAACAACCGAATAACACCAGCGGTCGTGGTGCCTGTAGCAACCATGTAGATGTCGTCAATACGAGTGCCAGAAGCAGCAGCCGTAACAACCGTCACAATGGTGCCCGTACCGTCTCTAGCTGTATTGGCAGTGGTTACTTGAACCGCTGCGGTGGTTACTGTTGATGCGTATTGTGCTGCTGTAGACATGGTGGTTCCTTAAATAATGCCGTAAGATTGAACGATGAAATCTTGTGCGCCAGATGCCGCTGCCGCCCAAATAGGAGCACTTACCCCTTGAGAGGTTAGTACCTGCCCAGTCGTGCCCGCTGCTGTATAAGCATGTGCAGTGCCTGTACCGTACCCCGCCCCGCCTGCCGTAGCAGTCGCAGTGCTGTTGGTGCCCCCGTTGGCAATTGCTAAGGTTCCCGCTAAGCTAACTGCGCCAGAGGTAGCGGATGACGGTGTAAACCCAGTGGTGCCCGCAGAGAAGGTAGTAACACCTGATGTTGCTGTGCTTGCCAACAGCTTGACCGTCCCTGCGCTGTTCTTGAAGTACAGTTTCTCGTCAGCGGTGTTAAGCGCCAACTCCCCGGCAACAAGATCGGTGTTGAGCGGTACATTCGTTAACGTGCTGCTGTAGTACAGCGAAATTGGGGTAAAGCCTGTTGCTGCCATTGTAGTTCCTTAAAATGTGCCGCCTGAAATGCCGCCAATTGCGGTCAGTTTCTTGGCTACGTAAACGCCACCGGCAACAGTCATAGCTCCGGTTGTACTTGATTGCTCTAACGTTCCGGGCACCGCAAACACCGAAGTTGCTCCCGTGCCGCCGATTGTAAGTAGTGTAGTTGCCCCAGCAAAAGCAGTAAATGTTGCCCCGGAGTCTACGCTCGTCGTGAACGTCGGTGCCGTTGCAAAGACATTTGCCCCCGTCCCAGTCTCATCAGTCAACAGCGCAGCAAAGTTTGCACTTGAAGGCGTACCAAGGAACGTTAAAGCCCCTGTAGCAGTCGTCGTCGTAGAAGGAGCAACTCCAGCCCCACCACCAATGACAAGAGCGCTAGCTGCTAGGGCCGTTGAAGAAGCTATGGTTCCGGTGGCTGTGAACGCTAAAACACCCCCAGAAGTACCAGCAGAAAGCCCCGTGCCTCCGTTAACTACATCAACAGTACCTGTAATAGTATGATCCGCATTCCAGTTGGTTGGCTGTACTACAGTAGTGTCACCGCCATCGGCAACCAAACTTTCAAAAGCATGTTTTACCGTCGCGGCCATGATTAACCTTAAGCAATACGGATCAACGCAGTGGAAGCAGCGGCGACCGGCATTTGGACAGTGAATGTACCAGCGGTAGCAGTCTTATCCGCACCAAAATCTAAAACAGCAATTGCTGCATTGGATTGGCTGCTGTCGTAGATCAGTGCCCCACGAGCCGTAAGTGTAACGCCGGCCCAAGAAGAATTACTAAAGGTGATCCATGCAGTCGTGCCATCATAACTAATAGCGTTCCCCGACAGCGTATTGCCACCTGTTGTGTACCCAGTCCCCGTGGTAGAGATTTCTCCCGTAGACGTAGGCGAAGCTGATGGGACAGTTGGGGCAGTATAAGCTGTCGTCGCCGCAGTCAGCGCGGCATCGTTAGTGTACAGAGCAATCTTCATTGTGTCGGTCAACGGAATATAAGTCCCCGTCAAAAAACCAACCTTGGCTGAAGTGCAGAAAGCGTTATTC